TGACGTTGCGCCGCTTCCCGTCTTCAATCGTTCCCCACAGCTTGCACAGTTCGTCTATCCACGTTTCAAGCATGTCACGTTCCCTTCTTGCCGAGCCGCTTTATCAGTTCGTTGAACGCAGTCACGAACAGCTGATTGATCTGCGCTTCGTTCTTCTGCCAGCTTCTGAACAGCGGCTGCTGCGGCTTTGTTCCACGTTTAGCAATCGCACGGGCGACAAGGAACGCAACGCTTGCTTCTTCTTCTTTCGGCACGCCAAGCTTCAAGTGAACCCACCGCTTCAGCGCAGCTGGCGGTGGCATGCTTCCGGGCTGTCTGCCGAATTCGATCACTACAGGGTACGGGAACGGGCGCTGCAGCGAACTGCCTACCCGTCCAATGATCGCACCGGGCGCAGACACTTCTGACTTGTGCGCCCAGCGGTCACGCATTTGACCTGACACGCCCACGGGCGAATTCTCCCGTGCATCACCTTCAAGCAAGATCAAGCTTGAATTCACAGCACGCAGCATGCTGGCATGCAGCTGATCAGGATATGCTTTCAGCTGCTGAATTGCTTCTTGCATTCCGGGGGCGGTGACTTCATAGCCTGCGCTTGTCATTTTTATATCCTGACAATACGATAATTAGCTTTTACCAGCTTGATCGCTGTCTGCGGGTACTCATGGTAATAGTTCACTTCACCAAGTTCCCCGCCGCCTTCACGCCCACTGAAGCCCGTTGAAGCGATCTTGAATTCCAGCGCAGCGATCTGACGGGCAAGCGCATGCACGTCACCGGGGATCTGTAGCTTGTACACAACAGCGTCAGCTGCATGCGCCGCTGCGGTTGTCCCGTTCAGTCCACGCTGCACCGTGAAGCTGCGCAGCACACTGATCGCAGCACCTGACGTGTGCGCAGCAATCAGTGTGCTGTTCCAGCCACGTTGCACAGCCCAAACGTTGCTGTTCCTGCGGTCAAGGCGTATGTCTTCAACGCCAATCCTGATCACTTCACCAGCGCTGAATTCGCTGCCAGTTGTCACGGTCAGCTGTTCATCATCCGTGTCAATGTCAGCAGACAGCGTTGACGTTGCAGCAACTGCGTCACCCACAGCAAGCACCGCTTCAAGTTCTGTGCCTATTTCAAGCACGCTGCCAACAGACACAGCTGAACCATCCTTCACAACCAGCGTGGTGCTGCTGTCTGATTGCAGCGTCTTCACCTGCGTCAGCACCAGCGTGCTGTATGTCATGCCCCACTTGCCGGTGATCTTCAGGCTTGCGGGTTCTGCGCTGAACACAATCCCTGACGCATACGCTGCAGCGATCTTCGAATAACAGCCATCTTGCCAGTGCTTTGACAGCGGGTACAGCGTCAGATCAGCCGCAAGAACCGCACTGCCGTCATTGTCAAAAGCTGTCAATGACAGCAGCGGGTCAATGTGAAGCGCATGCGCACCAGAACCGTCAAAGGTGCGCTGCTCGATCACATAGGTAAAAAGACCGATCTGACGGGCAAGAAAGTCAGAAGCTTTCCTGATCGCATGCAGCAGCTGGTCAGTATCAGCCACGCCACGCTGCAGCTGAAGGTCAGCTATAAGTTCATCCGCTGTGCAGTATAGCTGCGTCATGCGTCACCAAGCTTTCACTTGTTCGCAGCGGCTTCTTCTTTCACCGCTTTGTCAGATCGCTTTGCAGCGGTCATTGCCTTACTGCCGGGCGGGGGGACTTCTTCAATCTTCTTGATCACCTTGAAGCTTTCGGGCGAGTCCTTCAGCAGCATTTCACCTTCAACTTCAGTGACTTCAATCTGCTGATCTTTCCGATAATGAACAGCCCGGCAGGTGTAACTTGATAGAACTTTCAGGAACATGGTTTCCTTCCTTCCTTTTTATAAGGTGGCTGCAGCCACGTTGCGGAGGTTCAGCGCAGCTGCAGCCTGTCACGATCAACGCCCGCACAAGGCGGGACTTCATATTATGCAGGCAGCAGCACGCCAACCAGAATTGCGTCAACGTCTGCAGTCACGGGCAGATAAGCTGCCGTACAGGTAACAGACACACCAACCACGTGACCTGCAGCAATGGGTTCAACACCCACCCTGATCACGTCAGCTGCCTTCTGCACGGTGTCAGACAGTTCAACGTCCACGCTGCCGACAAGTTCAGTGCCGTTGTCAGTCACCTTGAACGTTGCAGTGCCAGCGGTCAGATCGGCATTGCTTGAAGCCGACAGGCACAGGGGATGAAACGAATAGCCCGTAGGCACAACGAAGCCGGCACCACCCTGCGCAAGCAGCAGGTCTTGATTGGCTGTTAGCTGCGGGGTTCGCCAGCGCAAGGTGCAGTGAGATTGGCAGCCCGTGCGGGAACGTCAGTTCATTACCCATAGATCACCATCCTTCAATCAGATCGTGCAGCGCTGCATCTTCACAGCGCTGCACATTGAATGCAAAGAGCCGATCAGGTGATATTCCCGATAACCACAGTGTGATCAGCGGTTGACCGTGTTCCGTATGCGCCAATCGCAATGCGGAAGGATACAACCATGACCAGCTGCCGCTTCTGAATAAGGCGGTCAACTTCGACAAGCAAGCCACGGCGATAGCCCACCTGCCAGCTGTTGCGGTTGTACATGACAACCTGTCCCTTCGTGTTATTCCCGGCAGTGGTGCTGACTTTGCCATCCGCTTCTGTCTTCGGAACAGACACAGACGGCAGCACGGGGATGCCACGATAGCGGGCAAGCTCGCCGTTCAAGATCGTGGCGCCCAGCCCGTACTTGTCAACCGTTGCCACGTTGGTTAGACCAAGCATGGCAAGATATTCCTTGACGCACGGGACAATGCGGCAGTTCGCTGTGTCAAGCCCGTACTTGTCCAACAGGGCAAGCCCGGTTGTCAGCACCGCATCTGACAGCGCAGCACCTGCTGCGCTCCACTGCCCGGTGTTGTCCACAATCGCAAGGTGACGGATGCCATCCTGTCCATCGGACAGATAATAGCTGTCATCTGCGGGGTCAGCGTCATCAAGGTTGATATTGCCCGTGCCTGCGTTGGTTGCGTCTGCGTTCAAGCAGAAGGCATCCATTGCTTCACCGCCCGACAGCGACAGGCGCTGGCGCAGGGTAGGGATCATGGCTACAACCGCATCTTCGTCAAGGTTGTATGACCAATCCACCTCTGCAACCTGTTCGGTGCTGGTCAGGGTGCTTTTGGCGGTGGCGGGGTCTGAAGCGGTGGGTGCGGTGTTCTGCGTCCCCTTGCGCCACGTCACGTCACCAAGTGACAGCGGCAGATCAAACGGGTCTGAAGGCATGGGGATATTCGGCAAGTCAGCTGCAACACGTGACGCTGCAAAGAAGTCTTGCCACAGGCTTGAAGCCATCATGGTGGGTACAAGTTCGTCACCCGTGCCAGCGCCCGTGCTGGTCAGCGCTTTCACAGCGTTCACCAGATCGGGGGAGGGCGGGGCAACCTTTTCGCTGCCCTTGAAGCTGTGACCAGCTTCCTTCTGACGCATTGCGCCTTCAAGCAGCGTCTTTGCAAGGAACAGATCGGCTGCGGTCAGCTTCCACGTGCCGAACTTGCTGAAGCCTTTGGAAGCAATGTCACGCAGTTCTGACTTGTACTTGCCGCCGTAGCCTTCAACGGCACGCTGCACCGGGCTGGATTGGAAGTCACCTGCACGGGCGGGCATTGCGTCAAGCAGTGCAATGCGGTGATCTTCCAGCGCCTTCTTGAAGTCTGCGGTGATGGCTTCATAGTCAATGTTCTGCAAGCCTTGCGCCTTGACCGTTTCGGTCAGTTCACCGATCTTGTCCAGCGCCGCCTGCAATTCGGGGGTAATATCAGGCATTTCACACCTTCCTTTTCAATAGTGTCTTGCGCATTTCTGCGTCAAGTTGATCAATTGCAGCGGCAAGCAGTTTCTGCGCTTCAGCTGTGTCAGTCACGTTGTTCAGTGTGTCAGCGGTGTTTGCTTCTTCAGCTTTGGCAGCAGTGCCTTGCCCCTGCGGTTCACCAGCTTCATTGTACCCCTGTTCGGCTGCATTTTCAACAGGTTCGTCAGCAGCGGGTTCTGCTTCAATGCTTGCTGATCGTTCAAGGTTGACCAGCTTCACGGCAAGATCGAGCGCACCGTCACCGTGTTCGAAGTCCAGATCAAGCGCCTTCATTGCCAGCCGCAGCGCTTCCTGATTGGCTGGCACAGGCACGAGGCTGATCTCCAGCAGATCAACACGCTTATAGTCCCGCCCTCCCTGATCATTCGGCTGCGATTCAAGCGATATGAAGCCCACAGACGCAGCACGCAGCAGGTCTTGTTCCCACAGCAGCCGGATAATGTTCATGGGGTCTGCTTCATTCGCAGCGTCACGCAGATCAGGCTTGAAGCGCAGCCTGCCCTGTTCGTCTGTGCGCAGATCAGCGCACTTGCCGATCACCGCCCACGGCTCCCGGTAGTTGTGTCCATAGATCAGCACGGGGTTCTTGTTGAAGTTCGTCACGTCAAAGCAACCCGTTAGCAGGTGATCATGGTCACGATCAAGTGACGGCGTGCTGGCAACCATGTCTTCCCCGTCCTTGATCACTTCAAGCGTCTTCTGCACC